CGCGAGAACGACCTGGTCCGCCTTCCCGATCCCACGAATGTCTTGAAGTATCCGCACATTGCGATGACGGGTCCGGCTCAGAGGGGGTATGTGGCCGAACAGACAAACACTTCTGGAAATGCTGATGGATATTCCTATAGATTATTTGATAATACCGATGGTCAATATCAGTCTGGTTCTGCTTATTCGAACGGTGTTGCAGGTGGCTCCACACCAATTACAACTGCAACTGATTTTAGTACACACCAAGGTGTCCATATTACATTAACATTACCTCATAAGATACAATTACAGAGTGTTAAGTTTAAGTCTCACACATATTATGCACGCACACCAGCCTCCGGAACTTTCTTGGGTTCAAATAATAACTCAACATGGGACGTTATAGGAACATTTTCTGGTATTGAAACAACTTCAGCTGGTCAAATACATACCGTCAATATAGCAAATTACGCTTCAAAAGGTTCTTATAAATATATTCGGTTAGTCGTAACACACACTTCGTATTCAATAACAACCCGTTCTCCAGATGGTGGTTCATTACTCGAATTTCGGAGACTGGAGTATTACGGCACAGAAGAAGGGTCAGTCCCCATCCAAATCGGTGGCGGGAACATCGACAAGGTGGCCAACTTTAGGGTCTACGATAAGTTCGTGGGGGAGGACCAAGCCCTCGAGATTTGGGATGCCCAAAAGGATGAGTTCGGGAGGGCCAAATCCTCGATGACTTTACAGAAAGGTCGCCTCGGGATAGGCACGACGGAACCCCAAGGAAGGTTGGCGGTGGCGGATGAACCTGATCCAACGACGTATGGACTTCAAGAGTTTCCTCCTAGGGCTATGACTGCCTACAAGAACCAATTCGAGGGGCATGGGGAGTTTTGTGTGAGTACGAGTTCATCACAAAATACTACATCGACTTTCGGTTGGAAAGCATTCGATAAGTTATATGATATTTCATCAGCGAATCATACGTGGTCGAATTTTACTAACACTAATTACAATGGTGTCCCGCCCACCACGTACAATCCAAATGCCGACTTGAACGTCACGGGTCCCCATCATTTGGGGGAAGGTGCTGTGTATGGCGAATGGATAAAATTAGAATTACCATACAAGATCAACTTGAAATACATGAAATTAGATACCAGAGCACCAAATGACCTTAGCCGTATACCAGAAGATTTTAGAGTTTATGGTTCAAATGACGGTTCAAAATGGACTGAAGTTATTTCTGTAAGAGGACGTAATAAAAGATTGATTTCATCGACACATAACACAAATACGGATTCTATGTATAAATATTTCGGACTGGTCGTCACAAAAACTACTGGAGTGCAAAATTATTTCCGTATACTACAACTCAGATACTTCGGCACCCGCGAACAATTACCCCCGAAACAATCCGTCCTCCACGATGGCCAACTGACCCTCACCAAGAACCTCAACGTTCCCCGAATTGGGCCAGAATTTGGTGAATATCCAACACCTAGACGAGCAAATTTAAAAATTGAACTCGATACGTCCCTTGCGATACACGGTGACAAGAGTGGGGGTAGGCCAATGAATACAAGTAATTACGACAGACAGTTTACTTACAATAATGATGCTTATTATTCTCCCGGGGATAAGGCGTTTAAGTTCCCGAGTGGGACGTCGACGGCTACTGACAACCTTTACGGGGACCATGGTTTTACACTTGAAACCTCACCCGCTCACACGCATTCATTATGGGTAAAAAGAACGAGTTATGGTTATAATGCAAACGATTATCAATGGGTTGCCATGATTGGGAACGCGAATGGCAGCGGACGTATGAGTGGTGTATTATTTAAAGCTAGTAGCCATCGGATTAGTTTTGATATTAATAACACGCGTATAGTAAGCAAAAAAGTTATTGAATTAGATAGATGGTATCACGTTGTATGCACGTTCATTGGGGGAACGCGTGCATGGAATACCAAAAACTGTAAAATTTATATAGATGGTGTTGATGATACAGATCTAGATTCTCTAGACGGAACGGCCGAATTTATACTCGGGAACGGTACCACGGGGAGATGGGTAGTTTTAGGTGGCAATGACTATCACATCCGTGGTATGACTGGTTGTATTTCAAATTATAAACTTTATGATGTCGCCCTCACACCCGATGAAGTATATACATTATACAAACAGGGGAAAGACCAACACTCACAACATTTACAGCTCGTTAATACTACGATGACAATAGGTCCCCATAGTCGGAACCTTGATGCCATGTTAGACGTCGCGGGAAGAATAAGAGTAGGTGCTACAACTACACTATCTTTCACTGGACAACATATTTGTTCCGTTGACGAACCTATGGAAAAGGGTCTCATCGTTTCTGCAAAGAAAAATCGTTTTGTAAAATTAAATGGGTTTGCAACTGGTCGTGAGGCGATTACTGTAGACGAATCACTTCCGATCGTTTCCCTTTCAAATGTCGCTCAAGATAAGGCGTGTTTTGGTGTTGTTTCTTCTATTGAAAAACCATCATCTAAAAGGAAACAGGAAATTGGTGGTGTAATTTCCGAAACCTCAAAAATTATAGGTGACAACCGCGCCATAGTGAACTCCGTGGGTGAGGGTGCCATTTGGGTAGTCAACACCGGGGGATCCCTAGAGTCGGGTGACTACATCACGACCTCTAACGTGGTGGGGTACGGTCAAAAGCAGACCGACGACGTACTCCACAACTACACAGTTGCCAAGATCACCATGGATTGTGACTTTACGGGATCCAATGTTGCCGTTCAAACTATTAAACGTGAACAGACTGGTACCCGAACAATTACTGAGGATGCCTGGAACCAACTCGTGGATTACGACCGTTCATCTAATACAGAGACCCAATATTCCAACACCTTAGTATCATCCGCATACGCAGACCAATCGGGATACGTACCCAGAGAGGTCACCACTATTGTTGACTACACGGATGGATCTAATATTGTATCCATAGCTGAATGGTCCAATTTAGAATCAAATATTCAAAATACATACCAAAGTAATACGTTCACGGAGATCGTGGACTATACGAAATTCGTGAACCTCAGTGAGTGGTCCAATTTGACCCCAGAAACTCAAAACACATACTCGGAAGCTGAAATTACAACCTATTACCAAATCCAAAGAGGTGAAAATGTCCTCGATGAAAACGGTCAGCTTCAATTTGAGGACAAAACGGGTGCAACCGAGGCACCATATGAGAGGCGTTTCTTAGACGCTTCAGGTACCCAAACAGATGAAGCGAACGCAGTGCACATAGCAGCCTTCGTGGGGTGCACGTACCATTGTGGCTAAGTCCCGATTTGAGACCAAAGGTCTCTGGTCGTACATGAAAAAAACCAAACTTTACAAACTGAACAGAGTTTCTAAAGTTTCTCATCCCGAGGGGTTTTGGTCATTTAAAAAAACCTCACCCTATATTAAATGTCGATAGAGGCACCACAGGGCATCTTGAACATTCCAAATGCCACGTTGCGTGTGGGGAAATTGGTACTAGATAATACAGTGGGTGCCGATACGGTGCTCAATACTGTGGCTAGGAATACAGCTCTTCTTGTAGATTCCAACACATATGTGGAAAATAAGAATTGGGACCTAAAGCTTCCCAACGCATGGGCCGGTGAATTTGAGTGCAATACATATACAACTGGTGACTATAGCGAATTTAATTTTTATAGTGAGGGGGCTACATCTAATACACAAGGGTACAATCTCACATTTAAGGATACCTCCTTGGAACTTAGATACGATGGTGGTTCAGCTCTCACGACTGTTACTATTCCCAGTATAAGCACTACATCTCTCAGAAAAATACGTATTCTCTTCGAACGTACTACATTAAGTGTAGCCGTCGATGGAACTAATGTATTATCGTATAATGATACGGAAGGACCCAGAGCAAGGGTGTATAACGATACGACGGGTGGATTTATAAACTTTTTCACAACTGGTGGTGCGATCAAAAATGTAAGGATAGTTAATGAAAAATGGATGACTGATGGTACCGGTAACATTAACTACGTGGGAGGAAAGGTTGGTGTGGGGACCGACTCACCCACGGTGGCCCTAGATGTGGTGGGGGATCTCAAAGTCTCTGGAAATGCGACCGTTTCCTCCAATTTGACCGTGAGTGGGAATGCAACCATCTCCGGAAACACCTTTTATTCAAATAATACATCTATTCACGTTGATTCCAACGTAGTCGCGGAGTTTAGCGGACCTCACGTGAGGTTGCCAAAGGCGGTGCCTTTGAAAAAGTATCCCGAGATTGTTTTTGAGAGTGGGAAGTTTGACTCTAATGACTCTACGAATACCTACGTTCAAGCAGGGTATACGGTGACGGATAGTAGTCATCATAATGAATATTATGGGGCATGGATATTTGACGACCAAACAGGTTTTGTTACTAACAAGAACTTGTGGATTTCACCTATTAATACATATACTACATCGGGAGGTGCCGGTACACCAACCATGACCACATCAGATGCTCGGTGTACAACCGTCAGTGGAGTTGCGACTCCTGGTGAATGGGTTCAGCTTAAATTACCAAACAAGGTAAAATTGTCTTCTATTTCTATCATGGGACCGACGGGAAATGGTGGGACCGGCTCGCAGGATCTAGGTAGAGCACCGAAAGATGCAGTTTTAGCTGGAAGTGTTGATGGAATAACATGGGATTCTGTTTTAACGTGGTCGGGGGTAACTGATTGGGCATTAAAGGCATATAAATCATTTCCCGCTAACGTAGACTCAACAAATTATTATAATTATTTTAGAATTATCGTAACAAAAAATGATGGCACACACGTGTACGCATCCATACAAGAACTTCAACTCTACGGCTACGAGGAGGACCCACCCCTAGGCGACACTTCCGTGGATACCACCTTCACCTCCATCATTAACACGCCCCAAACGACTGGGGCCAATGTCTATGTGGATGCCAAGTTGTCTTCGGACTTTACCAATCAGGTGACTGGGCCTACCCCCGTCGGAACTGCAGCGGTCCATGACTCTGTGGGGAAGCACTGGGAACTCAATGGTCAACTAACCTCAAACATAACTATGGAGGCCAACACTTTTTTGGAAGGTGACCAACCCCACGCGGTCTCGGTGTGGTTCAATTCCTCAAACTTGGAGGCCAACGTTTCCAATACGTGCGTTTTTTCTGTTTCGGATCAGGAAAAGTTGGATTCTGTCAACCTCGACCTCCAATCAAACACGTGGCATAACCTGACCTACGCGTACCAAGGTGAAGGTGGCTCCCGAGTAACCTACCTGGATGGACGTAAGGTGGCCGAAGACCAAGCCGAAGATACCTTCGGGGAGTACCCACCCTTCGCGATGACGGGGTACTCACAGGGTGGGTATGTGGTGAGTGCGAGTAGTGAATCTTCAAATGCAAATCATAAAGCATACGATGCATTTGATAAACTATCTGGTAATAGCACTGAATCCTGGCATACTCAGGATCATGGTTATATTAACGGAAGTGATGCAACACGATCAACTTTTCCAACTTGGTCTGGAAGTACAAATCATAATGGGGAATGGCTTAAACTTGAAATACCACATAAAATTATACTAAATTATATCAATATCACAGGAAGAAGTACACATCTTTACCAACGCCCACGACAGTTTACTATAGTAGGTTCGAACGACGATGTAAATTGGGAAACTCTTTACCAAGAAATATCACGTTCTGGAACATCATCTACTATACCAACTGACGATACTCATGTCATGTCCGGTCTGTCGGTGGGTAAAAGTTTTAAATATTTTGCGATTATTATTAAAAATACCGCGACAGATAACCCCCATAACCACACGTCCATAGGTGAAATGAAACTCTACGGCCACCGCGAGAATGACCTGGTCCGCCTTCCCGATCCCACCAACGTTCTCAAGTATCCGCGTAGAGCGATAACCACCTCGAATAGCGCAGGTGATAATAAGTATATTAATAGGTTCGATGAAGTCTCTACGACAAGTGAGCTTACTACCAATGGTGGCACGTACAGTCTTGTGAAGGCTTTTGATAATATAGATGACGCAAATAACATCTACTGGAGTGCTTCAAAGAGAAACATTATTAGTGGTAACTTGGGTCGATACGCTGCAGGTGTACATGGTGTTTATAATGGTGAGACACCAACTGGTAAGTCATTTATTCCTTCGAATGCTACCACGGTACAAAAGGGTGAATGGATAAAGATGAAATCACACCATAAACTTAAACTGAACAAGATAGAACTTTTGGCTTTGAGTACAACCCATAAACTAGTACCATCCGGTGTCCTCATTTGGGGTAGTGACAACGATTCAAACTGGAATTTACTTAAGACGCATATACCTAGTGGAACCGGTGGAGCTGTGACTTATAGTAGTAGACTGGGAGTTATTACCGTCAATTCCACGGTAGCGTACAAATACCACGCTATGGTTATGACGCATATGAATAATTCAGATTCTGATTACACTTTAATGTCTATATCTCAAATGAAATTTTATGGCACAGAAGAAGACATCTCGATCCCCCTCCAGATCGGTGGCGGGAACATCGACAAGGTGGCGAACTTTAGGGTCTACGACAAGTTCGTGGGGGAGGACCAAGCCCTCGAGATTTGGGATGCCCAAAAGGACGAGTTCGGTCGGGCCAAATCCTCGATGACCCTCCACAAGGGTCGCCTAGGCATAGGGACGACGGAACCTGAGGGGAGGTTGGCGGTGGTGGATGAACCCCACAACTTGGAAGAGTTTCCTCCTAGGGCTATGACTGCTGACAAAACGTATATCGAAGGTCACGGTGAGTTTTGTGCAACTGTGACTGAGATATATCCCAATGCTTATGCGTATAAAGCATTTAACAAAATTCAAAGTGGTTTTGGTCTAGATTTTCATTGGTCCACCAATACCGCCGACTATGATAATGTGACGGGGGTATACACGGGATCATCCGACTATTTTACTAATGTAGAAGGGCAGATTGCACTTGGTCATTGGATTCAAATAGACTTTCCATATAAGATTAACTACCGGTATTCAGAGATCCAAGGTCCTGATCATGCCGCGGGGCGTCAACCACATACTGGATATATTGTCGGAAGTAACGATTTATCGGGTGTATGGACTTCATTACATAAATATTCTGGTATGACGAGAACAGGTGTTCGTGATTTCGTCACGTACACACCTCCTACCATATCTACACAATCTTTCAAGTATTTCCGTCTCGTCATAGAAAAATTGGGAGGAGGTAATGGAAATGCGGGTGTTTCTCAATGGCACATCTTCGGCACCCGTGAGCAGGGTCAATCCGTACTCCACGATGGCCAACTGACCCTCACGAAATCGTTAAATGTTCCCCGAATTGGGCCGGCCCTAGACGCGGACGATACACCCCGCAGGGACCGACTCGTCGTGGAATACAATACCTCGACGAACCAGCCTACAGGAACCGACCCTACGTTCGGGGGAGTTGTGCGGGATACGAGTGGGAGGGGGAATGACGGGGTGTATTACCGCCGGGCCGCGGCGGGGGACACCACCGGTGGTTATAATGCTACAGAGAAGGCTTTTGAATTTGCGTCGTTCATGACGCCCGAACAACACATACAAACACCAAAATTAAAAAATCCAAGTGGAAACTGGGTATTTAGTGTATCTTGTTGGTTTAAGACTAATAGTTTACATACAGGTGGAGTATGGCAAACAAATCCAGGTGGTACCGATTCAGCTGCAGGTGTCCAAGTGAGACCTGATGGAACTGTTAGAATATTCGTATGGGGTACCACTATCGGTGATTTTGCGGGGGGGTACACTCCTGGTGAGTGGGTACATGTAGTGGCTTTATTCAAGGGCGTTGATCAAAAGGGTGAGTTATTTATTAATGGATCTTCGAAGGTTTTAACAAATAATAATTCACCTCTCAACCTCTCTGGTGATAATCGAATATACATAGGATCCCAAGCAAATACGGATGCGTCGGTGTCGTCACCTTTTGATGGCTTCATCTCCCAATTCAAACTCTACGACACGGTCCTCACCGCCGAAGAGGCCAAGACCCTCTACGATATGGGTCGGTGTGATGAGGGTGGCCACGTGGTGAACTTCTCGAAGACTCGGGTCGGGATAGGCTTAGGGAATGGGGAGGCTCCGAGGGCGGTTTTGGATGTGCGGGGAGACATTCGTTACATAAATATAGCACCCATAGCTTTACCTACATTTTACGATCATATATTAGCTGGTCGAAGTGATAGAGGTATATATCCAATTGTAGGAACCCAGGGTGGAACTAAGATATACAATGTTTATTGTGAACCAGATATGTACGGTGGTGGTTGGATGTGTTTTGCACAAGTACCTCAAGTTGGTGATATCGCGTCTAGTGTTACGTGGAATCTATACACAGATAAATTAGGAAATTCGAATGTATTTTTATCACCACAAAATAGTACAACACGCCGACACGCAATGTTTAGTGTTCCTATGAATATTTTATCAAATAATAATGGACAGAATTTGGATGTATTACTTATGGTATATGGTAATGGTCTTAGAAATAATGGAACTTTCGGTGCAAAAGTTGGTGCTATATGGCGTGGTGTGAACTTAAACAATGCATTTAATTCGAACTTTATGGGTGCAACTGGATCCAGTAATCAGGCACGTTCATCAAACGGTGTTGATTTTGCTGCATCAAGTCTTACTCTATATAAATCGAATACTGGGTGGGACTTTAGTATTAGTGTAAACGGTGAACACGTCGACGGTGGATATGGAGATACTAATGATGGTACAGCTGGTTATATTGTTCACGGAGTTTCCAATGGTTGGAATTTATACTCGCGTGCTATAAATGGACCGGGGGGTTCTTGGCAATACGTTAATAGTGCGGGTTGGGAATATGTAAGATTCTTCGTCAGACCTTCCTCATTTTAAAAACTATAGTATAATAAATGACACTAACTGACGAAGAACATATGTTTAATTTTAAGATGATGGATTTAAGAAATAAGAGAAGATATCTTCTCAATGAATCCGATAAATACGCCATTCCCGACTGGCCACACTCCACCCCAGAAGTTCGACAAGCATGGCTCGAGTACCGCCAAGCCCTTCGCGACCTTCCCACGGCGACCGAAGATCCGGCGAATCCCGTTTGGCCGGTAAGACCAGATGAAGTCACGGAGGAAAATACATCAAACGTTGTAGCCGAGTAACACAGTTACTCGTACATGATAAATCTAAATTTTCATTATTTTAAAATTATACAGACCAGAAGGTTCATACACATGGAATGAGGATAATCTCCTCTTGTAGAATACAGGGTAAGGTTATCTCTTGTTTCGAACGGTGTTGTCCCTGGTACATGTATTGTGAACTCGGGTCATCGTAGCTTTTCTTGAAGACGACCGCCCGGTCGTTATAATATTTTTCCCCAGTTTTGTAAATGTATGGATACCTCACACATCTATCATCTACAAAGTCTTTTTCGGTTATAAGTGCTATCGGTTTTTTATCGATAAGGTCCCCAACTTGTTTAGTAATGGATTTCATGATACTGGGTTGATTTCCCAGTACTCCATGAAGTTCTTTAATAAATGTGATAATAGCAGGACCTAGTGATGTCTGGTCGAAACCCAAGAGTTTGAGTTCCGTTTCAGAGTGTTTTAGGACACCCTCAATCCATTCAGTCATTTGTTGTATTTACGACAGAAATGTTTAAGTCTTGTATCAAACAAAGTCTTCTGGACTTTTTCAGTGTTTAAAAAAAACTCCCTCTATAATAACTATGCCTGAACTCGGCGAAGGACTCAGCGGGTATCTCGATGTAGAGAACGCGACCCTTCGTGCTCCCAGGCTCGAGGCTGTTTCCAACATTGGCATCGCGAATACTGCTCCCCGACACGCCTTTTCCGTAGGCTCGAATCTATACGTCAGCACAAAATCTTCGAATGTCCTCACAGTCAACGGGAATGTCGCATGTGAAGGCATCAAAATGGGACTCATCGAAATCACACCCTCCTATGACCTCGCGGCCGTCTCCAATGTGGGGAACGTCACTCAGAGCACCATTCAATTCAGTAACGCCACCACGGGGTTCGTGACCACATCGAATGTGGAAATTGGAGGGGGGACAATTTTCAGTGGTCACATCCTCCCCTCCGCAGATAATACCTACGATATCGGGTCAGCCGCATTCAAAATTCGGGACATGTACATTTCCGATAACTCACTTTGGATCGGTGACGATACGAAACTTTCAATCACTGAGGGTGAGCTTAAATTCCGAAAGCGAAATACAGAGGTTGTTCCCAAGGGTATCACTGATATGGGTGGTACCGGTAGTGCTGCACTGACACACGCGGGTGTCTCCGATATCAACGATATGAAACTCCACCACTGGGAAGCCTATGCTAAATCCATTGACGCCACCAAAACCACGAAAGATATATTCACGGATGATGTGGAGAATTATGAAACCTCGGCTATCAAAACCTTTAACACGAGTAATGCGATGACGATCGGGACCACAAAGACATTCGTGGTTACTGTATCGGATGCCAGTGGTGCTAATAAATACTACATAGACGGTATACAACAACCTTATTTGACGCTACACCAACACCAGACATATATATTTGACCTATCCAGTCCAACTCTTGTGGATCACCCCTTCGTATTTTCGGAAACTGCTGACGGCAGTGCCTACACTACAGGTATAACAACTACGGGTGCGTATGGGAGTACTGAAAAGAGAACATTCATCGTCCCCGCAGGTGCCCCCGCGACACTTTACTATTATTGTACAGCCCACGCTGGTATGGGGGCTACGGTAAGTATCTCATCCGAAGCAGAACTCATCGTTTCGGGTCGTTTCGAGTCCACTGGGACAGGGGGTACCACCCTAGGTGGTGGTACGACCGCCCAGAGACCGACGTATGCACCTCTGGGTACGATCCGCTATAACTCCACAACTGGGTTTATGGAAGGATACGCAGCGGCGGGGTGGGCCCCTATCGCCCAACCACCAACGGTCACAGGTATTTCGCCGTTAACCACAGTTCGTAGTGGTGGGTATGCGGCTGGATGGTCCCAAGAAGCGAAGCTTCAGGCATCAGATATAGAGTTGAATGACAGATTCGGCTATAGCGTCTCCATGAGCGGGGACGGGACGAAGGTTATAATGGGGGCGTACTATGAGGATACGGATGGTACCGACGCCGGTGCCGCCTATATCTTCGCCTACGATGGTTCGTCATGGTCCCAAGAAGCGAAGATTCAGTCATCAGACATCGCTGCGGGTCACGGCGCGGATGACAACTTCGGCTTTAGCGTCTCCATGAACTCGGACGGGACGAAGGTTATAGTGGGGGCGAATAAAGAAGATACAGGAGCCGCCGACGCCGGTGCCGCCTATATCTTCGCCTACGATGGTTCGTCGTGGTCCCAAGAAGGGACGATTCGGGCATCGGATCCAGAACAGTGGGACAACTTCGGCAATAGTGTCTCCATGAGCGGGGACGGGACGAAGGTTATAGTGGGGGCGAAGTGGGAGGATACGACTTATGCCAACGCCGGGTCCGCCTATATCTTCGCCTACGATGGTTCGTCGTGGTCCCAAGAAGGGAAGATTAGGGCATTGGATCCAGAGGGGAATGACAACTTCGGCAATGATCAGGCTGTCTCCATGAACTCGGACGGGACGAAGGTTATAGTGGGGGCGAAGTGGGAGGATACGACTTATGCCAACGCCGGGTCCGCCTATATCTTCGCCTACGATGGTTCGTCGTGGGCTCAAGAAGCGAAGTTTCAGTCAACAGATATAGAGCTGTATGACAACTTCGGCTATAGCACCTCCATGAGCTCGGATGGGACGAAGGTTATAGTGGGGGCACCCTTTGAGGATACGGATGGGACTTCAGCCGGGTCCGCCTATATCTTCGCCTACGATGGTTCGTCGTGGTCCCAAGAAGGGAAGATTCAGTCATCAGATGTAGAGTATAATGACAGATTCGGCACGAGTGTCTCCATGAACTCGGACGGGACGAAGGTTATAGTGGGGGCGCACCTTGAGGACGAGCAAGTCGCCGACGCCGGTGCCGCCTATATCTTCGCCTACGATGGTTCGTCGTGGTCCCAAGAAGGGAAGATTCAGGCATCGGATCCAGAGACGACTGACTACTTCGGCACGAGTGTCTCCATGAGCGGGGACGGGACGAAGGTTATAGCGGGGGCGTACCGGAAGTACTCCGCGAACCCTCCCTCGACCGGTGCCGCCTATACCTTTGACTACAAGGCGACCGCGCTCTTTGACGCATCAACCCAGGTATTCACGGCGACGGGTACAGGTATTGTCAGTGGATCGACGGTACAATTAGAAGGTGCCAATGGAAGTTTGTATAGTGTTGTCGATGCGACCGAACCGAACGCTGCCGGGACACAAGTGACTTTCAAGATGGGGAGTGAGGCGGGCGGCGGCGTTGAGTTTCCACCTATGGCGATGACAAATAATAGTTCGATCACGGGGTACGTAGCGAGTGCCTCGCCGGGTTCGACTAACGCGTACAAGGCCTTTGATGATGTTGTGACTACGGGTAGTTTCTGGACCGCCACCCCTGGTAACGCCACTGCGGGCTATTCAACCACCGTACCCTATTTAGCGGGACTTGACTCCCCAGCAACTCAAGATATAAGTGGAACAACGCATCGTGGGCATTGGATACAATTACAAATACCCAACCCAGTTGTACTATCTCGCGCTGTAATAGGTAGCACTCAATCTGGATATCTACACGGACAATTTGTTATATTAGGGAGCAACGACGGTACAAATTGGACATCACTTCATGCTGGGACGGGGACGACTCTGTCCACAAATGTCACGACACTATCCGCTGGGTCGACAGAAGCATTCTCTTATTTCAGGGTAGTAATAAAGTCAAAGGGCGCTGGTTCTATCGGTCATAATATTGAACTCAACAATGTACAGTTTTTTGGTGGATCGGGATCTTGGGTTCTCGCAAATCAACCCTATAAAGTTAGGATTAATAGTACATCGGGTTTGATCGGGACCAGTACTGCCGCGATAGCGTTTCCAACTGTGTGGACTACCGCGGCTAATGCGAACCTATATTTCGAGACTGATGCGTCCCAAACTCGCACACTCGTAGGTACAGATGGTGCTGGTGGTACGAATAGGACATTCTCTCTAGCACCCGGGAGTAACGCCTTACCATCAGGCCTCACCCTTACAGGGAGTACAGGTGCGATAACAGGTCAAATTGCGGCGAATCAAGATGGTGTTACGACGTCCGTAACATTCCGATTGACTGATAACGGTAGCGGACTGTTCACAGATAGAGCAATCAATATCGTGGGCAGTGGCAGTCTCTACGCCTTTACTTCATTTACATTCACGAATGCGGGGCAAACGGGACGGACGGGTCCGTCCCTCGCAACCTTAACGGGTCACTCGGATTATTCATCTGCAGCATGGAGAACTGATACTAATAATTTTAGTCAGGTGTCTGGAAAACAAGGGTTCCAGCTCTGGACTATCCCTACCAGCGGGACGTACCGCATCATAGCTAAAGGGGCGATGGGGGGCGATGGAGACACCGCATCCAAAATGGGTGGGTACGGCGGAGAAGTCCAGGCGGACTTTGCTTTCACGAAGGGTACAAAAATAGTCATCATTGTTGGTCAGAAAGGGGAGGACTCGGCGGCGTTAAATAAAGGTGGTGCAGGTGGTGGTGGTACATATGTTCTCGCAGGTGGCACCAATTTTTACCCCTCGTCCACCAATGATATATACCTAATTGCGGGTGGGGGTGCAGGGGGGCATGGGTACCACGGCACCCTATCTCGAACCGCCAGTGCTAATGCATCCTCAAATGGAAGTAGCCCAAATGGCGGTTTAGCAGCGAGTACCACAACATATGAACCTGGTGGTGGTGCGGGGTGGGGTGGCAGTGGGGCTGGTTCGTCCGGGTCCTATCCATCGGGTGGTCGGAACCCGGAGAACGCGGCGACGGGTGGGTACGGGGGGTACTCCAGCAATGAGACCAGCCATCGTAGATACGGTGGTTTTGGTGGTGGGGGTGGTAACGGGGCACATTCTAGTGGTGGTGGTGGTGGGTACGGTGGTGGGCAGGCCCAATATTGGGGTACCAACACATTGGCCGCAGCTAGTACATCATATATTCAGGCGTCGACTCTGGCGCGAGTGAGTGGAACCGCTGTATTTTCTGGTAATCACACTAGCGAGAATGGCTCAGTTATCATTACAAAGCTATGATAAAAATGTAATATAAAGTATATGCTCGCTCAAGTATTAAACAGTTTGTTACCAGGTGTATCGTACACCTCATCCAATGATACTTGGGAAAATGTCATTTTCGATGATACAAATGTATTAAAACCTGCACTCCACGAGTATGAATATACACTCTACAAACTCACGAACGCTGATGCGATCAAAAAGTTCCGGGAGGAAAGAAACACTCTCCTCGATAAGAGTGATAAATATATGACCAAAGATTACCCCCACCGTCTCGAACTGGATATCCAGAACTGGGTCGAGTACCGCCAGGCTCTAAGGGATCTTCCTATAACAGCCCGTCCCACTCTTGATGAAGACGGAAACCTCACTGGTGTTGAATGGCCCGTCGCCCCGACTTCGTAAACCAACCTCTTCCAAAGTGGACCGAGTCCCATTTTGTAAGTCGTATCTAAGAATCTATAAGATTCGTCCAAGCTTAAAAATAAACTCTCACTATATTATAAAATGTCTGGTGGTATTGCCCAACTCGTCGCCGTAGGTGCCCAGGATGTACACCTCGTTGGCCAGCCTGAGGTGTCTTTCTTTAGGTCCACCTATAAGCGTCATACGAATTTCTCCCAAACTGTCGAGCGTCAGGTCATTCAGGGCAACGTCTCAAATGGTGGTATGTCCACCGTTCGCTTCGAGCGCAAGGGTGACATGCTCGGTTATGTCTATATTGTTCCCAATAACGGAACCAAGACTCTTGATTACAATGCTATCGACTGGCGTACAAAAATTTCCAAGGTTGAACTTCTCATAGGTGGCCAGGTCATTGATGAACAGGATTCCCTTTTCTCAACTCTGATCGCCCCCTCTCTCTACGCTACTTCTTCTTCCAAGTCTGTAGCTGGTAATCTTTTTGGTGGAGGTGGCAACAGTCGATTCTATCCTCTCCGTTTCGCTTTCTGTGAGAACTGGCAATCGGCCCTCCCCCTCATCGCCCTCCAATATCACGATATCGAGCTTCGAATTACTTGGGGAACCACCGCTATCGCGGACAGTGCCAAGTGGGATGTATATGCCAATTATGCCTATCTTGACACCGATGAACGTGAGATGTTTGCTGCTCAGCCTCAGAACATGATCATGACCCAGGTCCAGAAGGCTATATCCTCTGGATCCAAGATTCAGGAGCTTAACTTCAACCACCCTGTGAAGCTTCTGGCTGCTGCGGGTGCTGCCAATCTCCCCATTCTTGGGGACAATAATAAACTCAAGCTCCAGATTAACGGTACCGACGTCGCCGACTTCAAGTTCGCTGACCCCCACTTCACCACTGTACCCCTCTTCTACCACTCCTCCAACGGTGTCTCTTCCACCGCCAAGAAGCTCTTCTTCTATCCCTTCTGCTTAGATGCTGGAAAGCTCCAGCCTACTGGTTCGCTTAACTTTTCCCGCCTCGACTCTGCTCGTATCGTGAATGATACCGCGGACTCCGATAATGATATTTATGCCGTAAATTTCAATGTACTCCGTATTGAGAATGGTATGGGTGGTCTTTTATATTCTAACTAATTACTATATGTGGAAAGTTATATTTCTTCTCGCCATCGTTTTTGTATTGACGTACGATCCTAATTCCAGGACACTTGAAAAGTTTGTCGGTGAGCCCCAGGTGTCTCCATCGACAGATAAATCATGTGAACACGCGCATTACGAATCCGTTCAGTTTGCTCAGTCTCCCTACGAATGCCCCGTACCAGGTAAAACTAAAATGGGGGTAGTGATGTAGAAAGCTTAAAAAGAAAACCACACGTACCAGTATAATGATTCCCGTGAATCGTGACACTATCATGACTGTCGCCGTAATTGTGTGTGCCCTTGGTATTATATTCCTATTTAAGGAACTCAACAAGACTAAGGATGATATGAATGCCTTCAAGGTATTTTCCACCCAGGTCGTTAAGCGCCTAACCCCCGCACCAGAGCCCGCGCCGGAACCAGAGCCAGAGCCAAAGTCAGAGCCGGTCACTGAAGAAAAAAAAGAAGAATAAACATGTCATCCTATTATAACTTGCGAATGCGCAATGAAAAAGTACAAAGCGATTGCTGTACCAGTCAGTTTTGCCGATGGGAAACCTAAATTTCTCACGGTGAGGGACTGGAGATATAAAGATTGGATTTTCGTCACAGGTGGATGTCGAAGAAGAGAGATATTTAATCCACTTCGTTGTGCCCTTCGGGAACTTGAAGAGGAAACTAGGGGTGTCGTCGCCCTAAAAAATGGTGAATATACAGAATTTAAATTTACAGTCAGGGAAAGTCCAACTGTGGAACTTGAATACAATGTTTTTATATTTTTCGTTAATTTTACCAAATCTGAACAACAAACACAAATTAGAAAGTTTTACGAAGAAAAATACAAGATGAATCTCAGGAAGGCTCAAAAACAACCCATTCGAAAAACATACGACGAAAACGATTATATGAGTTATGATACTCTAGATGAATTTAACTCACGTAAGCGTTGGAAATTGATAATAGATAACGTTCTAAAAAATCCACAATTTTACTCCTGTATGAGTTCTTTGAATAGAAAAACATTTTCTATAAAATAATGAAGTCGAAGGCTTATATTTTACGCCAGATTGGCGAACTTCTCGAGAAGAATCGTGGCTTATGTGAAGAAGAGGTTGAAGAATGGGTTGAAGAAAATAAGATAAAAACTGTATATGAATTATTAATCATAAAGAAAGAACTTTCCCAGGGAAAGGAATATAGAGACGTTTCTTGTATGCGATGGTTTAGAGAGTAGAGGCGCACTATAAGTATGTTTAAGAGTTGGTGTGCGTCTCAAAAATTCACTCATGCAGCCAATCTATCACATGTGCTCATGGACGGTGGTGTCCTATCCGTGCCATTTGATAAATTGAACGAGTTCCATGAAAGGTACGTAGAATCAGTAAAACGTGGGGAGCGTCTATATGTCGTTGAACAGAAAAGTGAAAAATACAACTTCTTTGTCGATATAGACTACAAGGACCGAGAGTCACTCAGTATTGACGAGGTAAAAGACATTTGTAAGGTTATATGTGATAAAGTGAAACGACACGGTGGCCGAGAATGTATCATTTCTATTGCTCCCCCAAAGAAGAGTGGAAATCTCAC